AGGCCGCCACGGCGGATCGCATCGCCAATCACAAGGGACGCAACCCGCAAGAACGCGCCTCCCTGAAAAAGCGCCTGCTGCGCAAGTGGATGAGCAAATGAAGCTCTCCTTCCATCAGCACATTGCGCTGTTCTGGATGATCGGTGCTCCGGGCGTCTTCGCGCCCGTGATCGAGAACGCCAAGCGGCCCGATGCCGGCGCCGTCATGGCGTGGGGTGTCGCGATCGTGGCGGTGATGATCCTCTTCACCCCTTTGCTGCTGCGCTGTCCACCATTCCGGCGCTGGTATGGCCGGACGGATGCGCTGTCGGAGCGGCAGCGCCAGGCGCTTGCCGAGCGCGGCCTGCGCCGCTACTACCAGACCGCTTTCGATGACGGCTACGTGCCCCGCGTGATGCCCTACGTGTGGCGCATCATCTGGACGGTCGGCGGGTTGATGGCTGTGACCGCCGTACTGCCTACCAACACCGGACGGCCAGCCTTCGATGCCTTGGTGGTCTTCTCGACCTGGTATCCGATAGGCGTGATGCTGCTGGTTTTCGCGTCGAGGCCCCTTGGCCGGTTGATTCGCCAAAGAGCACAGGAGCGGCGGAAATGAGCACGTCAACCATCGAGGCGCTGGCCAGCGCCTGGGCAAGGATTGCCGAGGAAGCGGAATTCCCCGCTGACTACGAGGGGACTGCCACACCACAAGCGCATCGGGCTAGCGAAGCTATTCAGGAGCAGATTCGGGAGCGCATCGTCGCCACCAACGACATGCGGCTGTTCAGCCTGCTGCACCTGCTGGGTCAGGCGTCGCTGCGCATGGAGCAAGCGCTGTGGCCGGAGGATTACGAGCGGATGACGCGCGAGGTTGAGGAAGCCCTGCGGCAAGCCACCGACGCCAACGCCAGATCGTACACCCACGAAGAAGTGATGCAGGCGATGCAGGAACGCATCGACCGGGCGCGAGACAAGCCATGTTGATTGGCTATGCGCGCGTCTCGACGCAGGATCAGAACCTGGAGCTGCAACGCGAAGCCTTGAGCAAGGCCGGATGTAAAAAGGTCTTCGAGGACAAGGTGAGTGGCACGCGGGCAGACCGGCCTGGCTTGGCCAAGACGCTCGAAATGCTGCGCGAAGGCGATACTTTGGTCGTCTGGAAGCTCGACCGGCTGGGCCGGTCGGTCAAGCAACTGGTCGATCTGGTCGGCGATCTGCACAAGCACGGTGTCCAGTTCAGGAGCCTCACCGACTCCATCGACACCGGCACACCATCCGGGCGGTTCTTCTTCCACGTCATGGCGAGCCTTGCCGAAATGGAGCGCGAGCTGACCGTCGAGCGCACCCGCGCCGGGCTGGAAGTCGCCAAGCAGCTCGGCCGCAAAGGCGGCCGCAAGCCGAAGATGACCGACAGCAAGATCGAGTCGGCCAAGAAGCTGCTGGCCAGCGGGGTGCCGCCCAAGGACGTGGCCAAGAACCTCGGCGTGTCCATTCCGACGCTGTACCGCTGGGTGCCAGCCTCCACGCACGCTTAGCGTGCTTTATTTTCCGTTTTCTGAGACGACCCCTATAATTATGATGATGCTGATGAGCAAACTGAGTTACTTAAAAATGCATTAAGGGACTATAAAATGGCTCACTAGTGAAAAGAGGCTAACTGGATGTTAGCCTCTTTTAATTTTATTTTTAGATTGTTCAATGTGATAATTTAATACTTCTCTCTTTGCCTCTTCATAGGTTAGCTCTCCATTGATTACCTTACTTTTTATTTCATTAAAAAATGAGGAGCCTTTGGGATCTTTACTTGATAAAAAAAGACTGGCTTCAGCTCTCCGAAAAGCTTCTTTCCTTGCTTCTATAGAAAATGAATTAGCAGGGTTATTTTTGTTCATAAGTTGAAGTACCTTTATTATTTATATTCGAGATGTTTTTATCTACAAGAGTTAGTCTTAACTCCGAGAATTTATTTCCTGATATTTTATAACACTGATTTTCATTTTTTTCAATATAAAGAGATTTGCTTTCGGAGCTACCACATGTCGTAGATGTTCTTGCATCGAGAAAAATAAACTTTTCTTGAAATCTTTCAATATAGTTCATTGCTGTCATGCTAATAATAAAAAGAGCAACTGACACAGCAAAAAGAGATAAGCCTGATACTAAACGATTAAAATTAAACTTCCTTTTAATAACTAATGAACTGGCTAGATTGACCATGTTATAGGGGACCATAATTATGAGTCCTATTAATATTATTTTTTCAGGAAGATTATTCACCTGTATATGATGTTGAGCCAAGCTTCCAATATATACTGAAATCATAGAGGATATTACTATTTTTGCTGGGGATACATCTCGCAAAAATATGTATATATAGACTGTAATTGCACAAATCATTGCTCCTATTGGAAATGAGAGCATGAAAGCATAAGCTAATGTCGAGTAATTAAGATTTTCTGGGACTATACCATAAGCTATGTCAAGCTTAAACTTTGAGATCCATAAGCATACGGAATATGTAAAGCCAGTTACGCCCCATTTAACTACTGCATTATTAAATACTTTATTTAATAAATCACGATATCCTATGTATACACTGGTTAATAAAGCTATGGATGATAGGAAAATTGGAGCGGCAATGTATATATTTTCTAGCCATAATGGATTTTCTACAATCAAGTATCCAAAAGGTATTAAGTATATTATAGCCAATAGTTGAGGGTTGTTTAATTTTGGTGATGCATCAACTAACTTATTTTTATAATCCATACAACGTCCTTATTTCAACTTTAACGCCAAATCTTCAGCTTTTGGATGATAATACCGCATTAGCATTCTTGGATCTTTATGTCCTGTAATTTTGGTTAGTTCATGCATAGGGAAAATTTCAGCAAGTCGAGAAGTTGCTTCATGTCGAAGGTCATGAAATCTTAAATCTTTAAGGAAAGATTCCTCACATAATGAGTTTGTTTTCTCGTATCGTTCTCTGGCTCGTTTTACAGCTCGGTCAAAAGCTCGGGTAATCGCGTCTGCACGCATATCAAAAACCTTATCAGCAGCTGGCTTAGAATGTTCCTTGAGACTGGACAGTATCGTAATGGCTTTCGTTGATAAAGGGACATCGCGGGCATTACCATTCTTAGTATCCGGCAGATGTGCAACTCGCCGATCAAGATCGATAAAGCGCCATCGAAGCTCTGCGATTTCGCTACGGCGCATGGCTGTCTCTAACGCCAGAAGAATGATTGCTGGCAATACTAATGAATGTGTTGCGGCGATGATATGTTCGATCTCGTTGGCTATTTCCTTTCCTGACGTAACACCGGTTTTCTCAGAAACTACAGGCAGCGCTTCCAGGCGTCTGGTCCTGGAGTTCTTGGGTTGGGGTTTGCGAATGGCCTCTACGGGGTTCAGCAGGCTCTCCATACCCCATTCTTTCCGCGAAACATTGAATACATGAGAAAGTAAGGCCAAACGCCTTAAAACGGTTGCAGGAGCATAGATTTTCAACCATTCATCTCTCAGCTTGGCGACATCGGCACTCCTGATGCTAGCCATATAGTTTTTCGCCAGCTGAGTGCCTTTTAGTATCCGCACCAATGATCGGTCTTGCACTGCCCCTTTTTTGTCGGGAACAATCTCTTTTTCATATCGCGTTAGGGCTTCATACAATGTCGTAGATTCCGCTTCGCTGCGGCTAAGCCAAACTCCTCTCGCCATTTCTGACTCGATCATTTTGGCCCAAGCTTCTGCTTCTACTTTGGTGTTAAAGGTTTTGGTTTGAGAGGGAAAACCACGTTTACGGATTTGAGCTTCCCATTGGTAGTTACCACGTTTGCGTATAGTCGCCATTTCTGTCTGATTCCTAACGAACTGTGGCAATATTGTGGCAAAAAATCCATTTAAATTCGATAGGTATTGATTTTACAAGATCAATTTACGCATTCGTAATGCGAAGGTCGTAGGTTCGACTCCTATTATCGGCACCATTCAAGCATCTCTCAAAGTCTACTCAAGCCTACTAAAATCCCATATACTCTAGCTATTAAGCCCTCTTTAGTATTTTGCAGTCTACTGGCGTATCCCAAAATCTATACATGATTGGGGGTACATTCGGGGGTATATGCTGTTCGGTCTTATGGAGATACCCCCAGATGAAGCTTAACGCCCGCCAGGTCGATACTGCCAAGCCCAAGGATAAACCCTATAAACTTGCTGACGGTGGCGGACTTTACCTTCTCGTTAATCCCAATGGTGCAAAATACTGGAGACTCAAGTATCGGGTGGCCGGGAAAGAGAAGCTGCTCGCTTTAGGTGTGTATCCAGACGTTACCCTGGCCGTCGCGCGTTCTAAACGTGATGAGGCAAAAAGGGGTATCGCTGGGGGTATCGATCCTAATGAAGCAAAGCGGGAAGAAAAAGCCACTCGCGAAGCTCAGGTAAACAACACATTTCATGACATCGCTACAGAGTGGCATTCGAGTAAGTTAAAGAAGTGGTCTCCTGGATATGCCTCCGACATCATGGAAGCATTCAAAAAAGACGTGTTCCCCTACATTGGCAAAAAGCCAATTGCAGAGATTAAGCCGCTTGAACTGCTGAATGTGCTTCGTCGAATGGAGGGGAGAGGAGCTACAGAGAAAGCCAAAAAAGTGCGGCAGCGTTGCGGCGAGGTTTTCCGTTATGCAATCGTTACTGGCAGGGCTGAATATAACCCCGCTCCAGATCTCACTAGTGCCATGCAGGGGCATGAATCCAACCATTATCCTTTCCTGAATGCGCCAGATCTTCCCGTATTTTTTGAAGCGCTATCACGCTACTCAGGTAGCGAGCTGGTGGTATTGGCTGCGCGTTTGCTCATCATTACCGGCCTCAGAACGGGAGAATTGCGCGGGGCATCCTGGCAAGAAATCGATGATCAGGTTGCAGTATGGGAAATCCCCGCTGAACGCATGAAGATGCGCCGTCCACATATAGTCCCTTTATCCCAGCAGGCGCTATCCATCATTGCGCGCATTCGTTCAATCACTGGTAGATATACACTTATGTTCCCAGGGCGTAACGATCCACGTAAGACTATGAGTGAGGCCAGCATTAACCAAGTGTTTAAGCGGATTGGATATACCGGCAAGGTAACAGGCCACGGCTTCCGACACACGATGAGCACCATTCTGCACGAACAGGGCTATAACACTGCCTGGATTGAAACGCAGCTCGCCCACGTCGATAAAAACTCTATTCGCGGTACATATAACCACGCTCAGTATCTCGATGGCCGCCGGGAAATGCTCCAGTGGTATGCCGACTATATGGATGCGCTGGAGAAAGGCGAAAACGTGGTTCATGGCAAGTTCGTAAAATCAGCATAGGTGTATGGATAGACAGTGCTTGTAGACCCGAGTAGACTTCAATAAACGAACACAGAATAGGCTATGTCTAGGCTGATCCCCGAAAACCCGTACACCTCTGCGGGCTGGCATAGCCGCCAATATAAGAGGGCGTGAGGTGGCGTTTGCTTAATCCAGCGATAGAGCTAAAAGCTAAAAAGCAGCAATTCATAAGCATTAGAGAACTGATTATTCGAATCGAGTCTCAATATCCCGATATGACAAGGGATCAGATAGCGAACTGGATAATTATCAGGCTAGATGAAGAGCAGGAATATGCTCCTAGCCTGCTAATACAAGATGCTCGTGGAATAACCAGAAGACCTTCCTTCGGTGACCCACCTTTCAGTGCATATGAGCTGTTAAGTCGGGTCATGGCGAGTCCCAATATGGATAACCCACCGTACGAAGGGTGGACACCATCTATGACGAGGACAGGGCAGGAACAAAGCACCACAGACCTTAACTTTGATGATGACATTCCATTTTGAGGTGATGCTATGAATTCGTTTGATTTTTTAGGTTTTAACCGTTCGGAGATAGAAAAGACTTTAGGCCTAAATCTCCACGATAATTTATTAGAATATAATATTGGGTTGAAAAAAAATTTAGATAGCTGGCTGGTGCCTTATCTTTCACGCGATAATATTTTATTAAGTGATGCTGCATGCTTAATTATTGGGGTAAATCCTCGATTAGGATTAACAGTAGATCAAAATAATGAGCGTGAAGCTTATAAAGAGTCAATATGGGATGCTATAGACAATGGTAAGTTAAGTGCAAAAGATATTTCATATTACGATACTATGGATCCTGCTCGTAGAGATTGTGTGCTTGTTCGTAGTGAAGTCGAAAAATGGGTTGCTGAACATCAGTTCAATTGGCCTTTACCTCTACAGCAACCACAGGTAATCGAAAATACCAATCAGGTATACCTTGACCAGTGGGGAGAGTTCCCTGGTAAAAATACAGCACTTATGATGATTGCTGGTATGGCTATTGCCCTTGAAAAATCGAGCAAATCCTTTCGTAATGGAGAGCGGTTGAATAAGCTCTCCATTGCAAGGGCTGTAGCTCACAACCTAGCGGCATGGGGGTATCAGGGGATGGTTGTAACAGAGAAGCAAATGACTAACCTGATTAAAGAGGCTTTAGAAATCACTTTGCCTCATAGTGAGGAGTAGCTACTTCTAAACGTAACCTTAATGCGGGGCACCATTTCTAAAGTCCCGCATCTGCTTTTTCTACATTTCCAATGTTACGATAAAAATGCTGTTTTCCTGTCAGATTGGCTGAATTATTCCTTCCATCTTTATTGCTGTGATTTCCACACTGAATAGATTCAATCTGATTAAATTAACCTTGTAAACCGCAATGAACGTTACGAGGTCAATATGTCTCAGTCATTAATTAGATTCGCCGAAGTACAAAAGCGCACTGGCTACAGTAAGGCGTGGTTGTACCGCCTTATGAGTGAAAAGCGTTTTCCTGCCGCAATTAAAATTGGTTCGCGCTCTATCGCTTTTATTGAAAGTGAAATTGACGAGTGGATTAATCAGCGTATTGCTGAATCTCGCGGTGAGGTGGCGTAATGGAAAAGAAAAACCGCCCCGGACAGCAGGCGGCTAACTCAGATATTCGCGGATCCGATGTTACGCCACCAGCGCTCCACACACAAGCGACACGCCGCACCCCGAAGAAGCACCGCGCCCGCGTCTATATGCTGCGTACCGGCGCGGAGGGATGGACAGAAAACGATATTCTCCGCTACTGCCGCCTTTCGTCTGGCCGTAATTATTGCTCGGAGCTGGAGCGCCAGCTTGATATTCAACTGGAGCGTATCGACGAGAAAAACCCGGATGGTATCGGCGCACACCTGCGCTACAGATTTTCCTGCCGTGGCGACGTTCTCAAGGTGATCCAGCTTGTGAACCATAACGCCGCCATTAATGAACATCACGGGTTATCTCAGCAGGATATTACCGACATTCTGAACCTCTACCCGGACGCGTTTAACGCCGCATAACGGAGCCGAAAACATGACTATCGAAAAAAGCCGATTCAATTCGGAGGCCGCCCCACAACCAAGTGTCAGTCTGAGCGAGCATAGCAATAATGACTTTGCCGCTATTGTCCCCGTTATTTCCGGTCAAATTGGCGGGCGTGAAACCAATATCGCGAGCGCCAGGGCATTGCATAAAGTGCTGGGTGTTGGCCGTGATTTCACGAACTGGATCAAGGGTCGTATTGAACAGTATGGGTTTGTTGCAGGAATAGACTTTATCCGTGTGGAAAATTTGAGCACGCCAAAACGGGCGAGCACAAAAACTCGCCAGCAGGTTGAGCATGATTACCTGCTATCGCTGGATATGGCGAAGGAAGTGGCGATGGTTGAGCGCAACGAACAGGGTCGCGCTGTTCGCCGTTACTTCATCCAGTGCGAGGAGGCGTTAAGCCGCAGTGCGCCGGAGATTGCCGCTCAGTATCGCCGCCAGCTCAAAGCCCGTATCGGTGCTGCCAACCTGTTTAAACCGATGTGTGTCGCTCTGGAAGTTGCCCGCGCTGAACAGGGTAAACAGACTTTACCCCGTCACTATTCCAACGAGAGCAACATGATCGCCCGCATTATGCTGGGTGGCATGACAGCAAAGCAGTGGGCGCAGGCAAATGGCATTGCTGGAGAACCACGGGACAGCATGAACGCCGGGCAACTGGAGCATCTCACCTATCTGGAGAGTACCAACATTACGCTGATTGATATGGGTATGGGATATGACCAGCGTAAAGCCGAGCTAATGCGTCTTTCTCAGCGCTGGTTAGCGAAACACCTGGGGGCCAATCATGCGTAACGCCGCCGCTCAGAAAAGGGCATTTTCCCTGGCAGGTCTGATGTGTACAAATGTTAACGTTCAGAGCGCAACAGAAAGCGCTCAGAATGCGACAAATTGCGACGTTTATCACCTGCCAGTTCGTTTCGAAAGTGGTACGTGTGTACGCACGTGTGAGGCTGGCATAACAGTGCCAGCTAATGCCAGCTCCTCGTTTTCTCGTCGTGATGACGAGGAGAGGGCCGAGATTAGTTCCTGCGTGCGCGAAGGTAAGTTTTTTTTTGAGTCCATAAAAAAGGGCTTGCCGACTATCGCCAACCCGGTTTATGGTTATAGCGCACCAGCAAAATCTGGTGGCGGGATTGGCGTCCTGGTAATTCGAATGGCGACATACGACGCGCCTAGCGTCTTTTTTTGTGTCGTTAACTCAGTACACCTCTTTTTCAGCGTTGCGGGTATAATCCGTGCCGCTCACAAAATTATGGTGGGCTGCGTGGGGGCTTCTTCGGAAGCGCCGGTGACCATTCGAGCCGGTTACGCCAACCCTGCGCAGCTCACCACCAGCAAGATTGGCGTCTTCGGTGGTGGGGTTATCCCAAATCGAATGGAGGCTGCCATCATGGCTACTACCCCTACCCAAAATCCGCAATTTATCTGGTTAATCGCTGCCGTTCGCCGCGACATGCCGACAATTACCGCCAAAATCCATCACATTGCTGCTGAAACTGAGCGCGAAGCCCGCCTTACTCTGGCGCGTGATCACGTCTGCTTTTTCGCTGGCCGTCTGCTGGTAGCGGAGGTGCGCCATGTCTAAATCCATTCCTTTTGATGTTCTGATACATACAGAGAATGCCCTGTCTGCCAGTGAATCCGCTATGGAAGTTCTGAGCATGTGGATCGATACCATACCCTGTGGCGATGAATATCACTCCGAAGCTTGCCGGGTAAGCGCGGTTATGTCGCTCCTGAATATCGGTATTAAAGAGCTGGTGAAAGCACGGGAGGTGGCAGCATGATTAAGTTCCGCATTTTCGCTACCTGTTTCGATGGTGTCGGTGCGTCTATTCCAGTCACATGGTATGGCAACGGCAGCACACCCGGCGAAGCCATCCAGAAGATGACCCGTGAAGCGCAAGGCAACGGCTGGAACATTGGAGCAATCATTTGTGTCCAGCAAAGAAAATCCTGTCAGCCCGTGGAGGTGGCAGCATGAGTAACAAAATCACTGTCATTGAATCCGAAGCAATCCAGGCAGGAGACGCGGCGGCGGCGGTTCGTTATGCCACTGAATTGCTGGAGTTGTGGACTCTTTATCTGGATAAGCCTTTGCGGGCTGCCAATCCGCTTTATGGGGCACGGCTTGAGACATTAATCAGTGAATTGCGATGTGCCACCATTCGAACAGAACGCAAAGTTAATCGCCTTACTGGTGAACTGACGAAGATGCGTGACTATCGGGAGGCTAAATCATGAGATTCCACGCGGAGGCTACCCCTGATGGCGTAAACATCATGATCCGCAATGATGTAGGAATGTATGAGCATGTAACCCTTATCACCAATGAAAACGGCTGTCCTGAAATGCCAGCGGCGCACTGAGGGGGAAAAACGATGCGTAATATCGACCTTATCCGCGAAGTGACCCACGCCGCTGCCGGACAATGGCCTTCTGTACTGACGGGCCTCAGTATCACCGTTTCTGATTCACCGCTCAGGCATACCGCCTGCCCCGCGTGTGGCGGTACTGATCGCTTCCGGTTCGACGATTACGGGCGTGGTGCTCATATCTGTAACCAGTGTGGCGCTGGCGATGGCTTAGACCTGATTAAAAAGGTGAATCACTGCGACACCACGGAGGCAGCACGGATGGTGGCTGATGTTCTGGGTATCGATTACCGGGCAACGCAAACCGATAAGGGCACAGCCACGGAGCGCCGCAATCTGCTGGAGGCAGAACGACGACAGCGTGAGCAGGAACGACAGCAGCAGGCAGCAGAGGACGCAGAGCACCGCCGCCTGGCCTTTTCCCGTCGTTATGCCGCGATGCGCCAGAACGTCACGCAGGGCGAATCTGAATATCTGAAATCAAAGGGGCTGAACGGCTTCACATATCCGCTTCTCAGTGACGGCGCGATCCTGCTCCCGCTGGTGGATAAATCCGGGGTGGTGACAGCCGCGCAGACCATCACCCCGGACGGGGAAAAGCGGCTTGTGGTGGACTCAGCCAAGCGCTGCGCATTTCACAGCATCAACGCAACAGAACAACCGCAGGAGGTGATCATTGCCGAAGGACTTGCAACGACCCTGTCCGTTCACCTGATGTGCCCTGACGCGCTGGCAGTGTGCGCCATAGACGCAGGCAACCTGCTACCCGTCGCAATACAGATGCGCCAGCAGCACCCACAGGCGCAAATCATCATTGCTGCTGATAACGACTGGCTGGACGACAAGCCCAATACTGGTACAGAGCGGGCAGAGAAAGCCGCCTCTGCCGTGGATGGTTACGTTTCCGTGCCGCCGACAGACTATAAGGCAGACTGGAACGACTACCACCAGCAAAACGGGCTGGAAGTCGCTACAGCTGCGTTTAACAATTCGATGTACCAGCCGCAGGAGGAATGCGTGATACCTCAACTACAGGCCATCAAGGGCGGGAAAACAGACCAGCCAGAGAAAGACCCGTTAAAACCTCACATTGAAAGTCGTAGTGACGGGGTTTACTGGATTGTGCCGAAGGTGGACAAGGAAAGTGGAGAGGTCATCAACAATGAAAGCTGGCTGGCCTCACCGATGGACGTTATCGGCACCGGACGGGACGATAAGGATCAGTACCTGATATTGCGCTGGCTGGCCTTTGGCGCAGGCATACCGACAACAGCGGCTATTCCCCTGGCTGATATCGGGGAGCGTGAAGGCTGGCGCACACTGAAAGCTGGCGGGGTTAATGTCACTACCAAAAGCAGTTTACGGGCGATCCTGGCCGACTGGCTACAGCGTAGCGGCTCGCGTGAATTGTGGCGCGTAGTTCATGCTACTGGCTGGCAGTGTGGGGCATACATCATGCCGGATGGAGAAATCATCGGCTCACCTTCACATCCGGTTTTATTCAGTGGTCGCAGTTCTGCCGCTGCCGGTTATGTCGTCAAAGGTACGGCACAGAGCTGGCGTGACAGTGTGGGCCGCCTGGCGGGAAGTAATTACTCTATGATGACAGGCATCGGCGCGGCGCTGGCGGCACCTCTAATCGGGCTGGTGGGCGCTGACGGGTTCGGTATCCATTTCTATGAGCAGTCGAGCGCCGGCAAGACCACCACGGCAAATGTTGCCAGCAGCTTGTACGGTAACCCGGACTTATTGCGCCTGACGTGGTACGGCACAGCTCTGGGGCTGGCGAACGAAGCCGCCGCGCACAATGACGGGCTGATGCCGCTGGATGAAGTCGGACAAGGGGCGGATCCGGTCAGTGTGTCGCAGTCTGCCTATGCGCTGTTTAACGGCGTGGGCAAACTCCAGGGCGCGAAAGAAGGCGGAAACCGGGATTTAAAACGCTGGCGCACCGTGGCGATCAGTACCGGGGAAATGGACCTGGAAACCTTCATTGCCACCGCCGGACGCAAGACCAAAGCCGGGCAACTGGTGCGCCTGCTGAATATCCCGCTGAGTAAAGCGGTGCGTTTCCACGACCACCAGAACGGCAAACAGCACGCCGACGCACTGAAAGACGCTTATCAGCACAACTTCGGCGCAGCCGGGCGGAAGTGGATTAAATGGCTGGCCGACCACCAGCAGCAGGCCATTGATACCGTGCGTGAGTGTGAAGCCCGCTGGCGCAGTCTTATTCCTGCTGACTACGGTGAACAGGTTCACCGCGTGGCCGCAAGATTTGCAATTCTGGAGGCAGCGTTACTGCTGGGTGAGGTTGTCACCGGATGGGACGCGCAGACCTGCCGGGATGCGATACAGCACAGTTACAACGCGTGGCTGCGTGAGTTCGGTACCGGTAATAAAGAGCACCAGCAGATTGTTGAACAGACTGAGGCCTTTCTTAATGCGCATGGACTGAGCCGTTTTGCGCCGTTTCCGTACAGCCCTGCAGATTTGCCAATACGTGATCTTGCCGGATACCGTCAGCGGGGGGGCCATGATGAAAGCCCGATGATTTTCTATACCTTCCCGGCAACGTTTGAAAAAGAGATAGCCGCAGGGTTCAACGCAAAGCAGTTTGCCGAAGTGCTGAAAAACGCAGGCATGCTCACACCACCGAAAAGCGGGCGTGGGTATCAGCGTAAATCACCCCGTATTGAGGGCCGACAGATCAACGTTTATGTGCTCAGTTACCTGCCGGAGGATGACAGCCAGCCAGAAGAATAATTCTTCATGTGTGTAAAAAGTATGTTGGTTCAGTTGGTTCAGTTAGTTCAATTTGTAAGGTCTATTGTTTTATAAGGATTTTATTGTCAGAAATGAACCAACACTGAACCAACAAGTGCTCTTTTTGAACCAACATAGTACGAAGGCTCTTTATCCACTGGCAGGCAGTGAACCAACAAAGAGGTCTGCTGAACCAACACAAAATAGACCCTGTTGGTTCAGTAAAACACAGTACTGGCGCGGCCTAGCGGGCAGTGAACTAACTGAACCAACTGAACCGACACTGTTTGCGTTATATATACAAAATTACTGACAGAGGGATGTAATGAACGAAGAAGTGCAGAAGCTTGTCGAAAACACGCTCAAGGACGTTTTACTTGGAAATACCGCGATTACGTTCCTTTTCGCTGTTCCACTTGCATATATAGCCAGGAATGGGCTGGGAATGTCCATATGGGGGATCACATTGTTTATCGCACCAGCCCTATGTGGTGTGGGAACATGGATTGTCAGCCGGGTACTGAATCATGCTAATGCCTTCTTTAACTCCCTGTGGATAAAAAGGGGGTACGTTATATACGTGCTTATGTCTGCTGAATGCCTAGTTATCTATTCGATTAGTCAGATAGTTAAGGCACTTGTTAAATGAAGGGCGGTAAAACTAGTATTTTGATCTGGAGTATTCGATATGCCAGCACAGGTTTCAGCATAGGGACGGCTGGTCAGTGGCAATCCGCAGCACAACAAACAACGGCACCAACATGGCTATGTCACGACTGGCGATGTAGGTCAGAAGTTAGATGAGATACAAATGAATTTCATCAACAGCAGTAGATATATTAAATATTCTCATTAGTAGTTTGATCTGGCCCGTGAAATGCGAGCTTTCTTGCTATGTCACGTTGAAGGAAAGCGGATTAATCTGATATACGTTCATGAATGTCTACAGAACAAGGTAGACTAAGAAGCCATCATATCGTCTGGGAAATTTGCCGAAGCGATACATGAAAATTTATTTTGGTGATGTTTATGTTACGCTTCTCATTCACGATAGTAAATTATCAGGATGGCGATTATTTTATCATGAAATAATTTCAAGGTGAAATTATGGAAGATATTTCTTACGTGCCAATTTTAAAAACAAAGCGTGCGGAATTTTCAGCAACAGCCCAGTTGGACCAATCTGTAAAAGTGAAAATCATTCCCCTTTTTGAAATTGAACCAGTGCCCTTAGATCCAGATACGGATGTACCAGATAAAACATATAACGAAATGATGAGCGATTTTGGTAAAAAAATTTCTACCGCCTGTTCAAATATTTCTACCATTTACCTTGATGGAATTCTTATTGAAGATCAATTTATTGACCCATCTGATATTTACCCAATCACTAACGCAGTTAATCAGACTCGTACGGCTGGTGTACATGTTGTCCCTGTGAGTTCACCAACACGGAATAGTAATTATTTACAAGCAATTGATAGCCTTGTTCAAAATGAAATTTGTTTGCGATTGACTGTTACCGATCTTGCCAATCCTCAGTATATTGCAGCCTATATTTCAAGATTGAATATTCCATATGAAAACATCGATGTTGTCATTGACCTACGAGATTCTATAACAGAGGATTCTTTGGAGTCTGGCCAAAGCCAAATACTTGCTATAGGTCTTATAAACAATCTTCAAAATTTAAATAGCTTCCGTCGTGTAATATTAGCTGGGGGCTCATTTCCTGTAGATCTAAGTCAAATATCAGTTGGTATTTACTCACAACCTCGATTCGAATGGAACCTATGGCAAAGCTTGCATAATAATTCTAGCCTGATGCGGAAAGTGGTTTACGCTGATTATGGGATTCAGCATCCGGAGTATACAAGGCTTGCAACAAGATTCCCCAGTGTAACAGCTAGTGTTCGTTATACTGGTGATGACGATTTCTGGGTCTTTAGAGGAAGAAAAGCTAATCAGTTTGGGTATGATCAATATGGCGCACATAGCCAGGCTATTGTTGCCCATAAAGAGTATTCAGGTGTAGCGTTTAGTGTTGCCGATAAAGATATTAACGATTACGCCCAGGTTTATGCGAAATACTTGCAAAACCCAACAACAGGCTACAAATTTGGCAGCCCCGAAGTTTGGAGAAGAATCGGACAAAATCATCACATTACAAAGGTTGTTTCTCAGCTCTCCAGTTTGTACGGGCTTTAAGTCTCGCACGTACTTCATCTCGTAGCTGATTGGTGTCCATGCACTCTGCTACCATGGACCATAGAACTCGACGTGGCTTACTTTTTAGGCCACGTTCTAGCCCCTTAGCAGTTAAGATAGATAACATTTCTTCCTTCCAGAGCAACATGGACAGGGCGACTTTATCCACACCAGGATTCATTCGATTAAGACGCGCTGTTCGAAGATGAACAGCATTTCTTATACCTTCGGTTACAATTTTTACTCCCCACCAATTAGGGACTATTTTTACAGCAGCAGAGGCGTGACATTCTGATACCACGAGGGTCACTTTATCCATAACGGAGGAATAGAATTCTACCTGAGCAGGTAAACGTAGTAGATTATCGCTTTTGCTTTTCAGTTCGTAACCATGCATTAACCCATTGATTACAGTGATATCTGCGCGACTTGCCCCTAAGTTCATAACAAACTCATCAATAATAAGGGTATCAGGATCCTTATGATGTTCCTTAAGGATTTTTGAATGAACGGCTCGTCTAACGTCGATGTCTCTCATGATAATTGGTCGTTTTTTTATCCGATTAGGCTGCGTTTTTTGAAGCCGTAGACTTTAAATCTATATGATCCTTATAGCACGAAATTTTTGAGCTCAACCGTGACAGATGTGCTTTTTCTCAGTGTGGCTTAAAGGACGTTATGCAGCCTGCTTTATTGTCATAATTTTTTGGCAGATCGGGCAGCAATGATGTTAATCGACAGACTGGCCCCAAAGATCACCAGACACTTCGCCTCTCTTTTTAGCGCATTAATCAATCAATTTGTCTTCTGAATACGATCGAATTTACTGTTGCAATAATTGCAATTAAATGGATGATCATTTCATTTTATGAAATTATAATGACTGTATAAATATCAGGGGGCATTTATGTCGAAGCAATCCGTTAAGCCTGTCCTGCTCAGTGATGCGCAGATTCAGGCAATCAAAAAAATACAGGCGCAAGAGCGCCAGCTCTCAGTGATGGGTATTGAACCGTCTATCCACGAGATAGCCCGGCGGCTTGTCGATAAGGCGTTAACGTCACTTGCCAGTGGCTCGTGATTTGGCGAGGTAATACCGATGGATTTTATTTCAGCTTTATTCCAGTTACAGAGCCGCCGCATCGGGGTGATGGTGCCAAGTGTCGTTGTGTCAGAGAAGCACAGCGACACGCTGGAAATCACAGAACACCCGGTAGAGCGGCCCACATCTTCCGGTGCGGGTTTCGTCGCCGATCATGCCTATCGTCGCCCGAGCGAAGTTGTTATGGAAGTAGGTTTCGCTGGTGGCGGATCCCTGCTGGATATGGTGGACACCCGGAACATCGGGCTTTTAACCCCATTGAGCAACATGGGGCCAAAAGATATTTACGCGAAGCTGCTGAGCATGCAACAGCAAAAGGAGCTTATCGACGTCACCACAGGTAAGCGGCAGTATAAAAACATGCTAATCCGCGCGCTGGAAGTGACCACAGACCGGACTACCGAAAACGTTTTATCTGCCACAGTAACACTGCGCGAGGTCATTATCACGCAGACCAAAAGCATCAAGGTGGTCGACAAAGCCGATATGAAGTACGGCGTTGACACTGCCCCCACGCAGAACGCCGGAACAAAGACGTTGGTGCCGAAAAATGAATCACTTCTGTCTCAGTTATTCAGGTGATTTCCATGAATATCAGCGAAATCCCTCTCTCTCCGGATAACGGCCAGTTTTCAGTTTCAATTTCTGGCAAAAGATACCTGATGCACATCATCTGGCGTGATCCATGTTGGTATCTTGACTTGCTCAATGCTGACCAGACGCCTGTTGCCCTGGCGCTTCCTCTGATAACCGGTGCTGACCTGCTGGCGCAATATGCTTACCTCGGTCTTGGTTTCCCCCTGGTTGTCGGTACCGATATCGTCGGGCAGAAGTACCCGACCAAAGCCGATTTCGGTATCACCAGTCACCTCTGTGTTGTCACGGAGTAATCATGCCTAAAAACTGGAATCGTCACTTTGAGCTACAGATTGTTGATGACAATGGCGAAGGGATCAGCCTGAGCGATTTCAAAGTGACTTTTGATATAGAGCGTAACGATAACCGCTGGCCCGCCGTCGCAACGGTCAAGGTATACAACCTGGCGGCTGATACGCAGAGCCGCATCATGAGGCGGGAATACACGAAAATTACTATCATCGCGGGTTATGACGGGCTGGATACCACCTTACCGGCAGTGGTTCCCGCAAGCGAAGTCGGCAAAGCTCGCCATGTTTCCACAGACGGCGCGAATAACCCAAATGGTTCAAATTACGGCGTCATTTTCAGCGGCGATATTGCGTTTACGGTGGACGGGAAAGAAAACATCACTGACCACTATGTGAGGATTCAGGCGTTTGACGGCAACAAGGCTTTCATGGAGGCAAAAATCAACACGTCACTTGTCCGTGGTTATACGCTGCGTGATGAGTACGAATTGCTCATGAAACACCTGGAGCCGTTCGGAATAAGAAAAGGTGTCGAGCCGGTATTCCCGGATACCGTATACCCTCGAGCTGCGTCCTATTACGGGTTGGTGAGCGATTACCTTTCCCGCCTGGCCGATGATTTGAAGTCAACGTGGCAGTTCAGCTATGGCAAGGTGGATTTCATTCAGAAGGATGTAGCGAAGCACAGCGCTATTGTTCTGAACGCCGATACCGGGCTGCTGGGAATGCCTCAGCAGACGATTGGCGGCGGGGTAAACGTGGTGTGCTTCATCAACTCTTACATCCAGTTGCATGGCCTAATTCAGTTGGATCAGGCTTCTGTGTATCGCAATCAATTGAGTAATGACCAAGTGTTACAGGCGGGCGGCGTTGGCTCAGAGCGGGAGGTAGACGGTAATCTGGTTACAGACGGTCTGGCGCAGAAAGAGAACCCGGCCAGCATAGCGACCGATGGCGTATATATCGTCCGGTACATCGCCTACCGTGGCGATACTCGCGGGCAGCCGTGGTACATGGAAATGGCGTGCGAGGCGCGGGGCAATGCGGATGTTTACTCACAGTCAGCGCTTCTAAAGGGGTAATTTATGAAACGGATAACTTTTCTACTGGCCGTTATTGCTTCTACTAATGTGATGGCAAATGGTTTCACTATGCAATGCGGTAATTTCACCATGCAGGCGACGCTGGGTGAGATGTCAAAAATAAATGGCGAGAGAGTTACATCGCAGAAAATTACCGAACTCGGTAAAGACGGCCTAAAGGTTGATATGACCCTCGACTCTGTCAGAGACGGCAATTTCTACGGCTTCGAATACGTTCATCCAGATGGCAGCAATAAGCGCTGGCTTAATGTTGAGCTTATCCGCACCAGCATGAGACAACCGCGCATCATCGGTACATTCATGTGCCAACGTGTGGCGGGCTGAGGGGGCGTTATGGCAGTAACCAGACCCATTGATAGCTGTGAAGTCACAGATGCCACGTTGACAGCCGCTAAAAAGGCTATTCGTGTTTCGGTACCCGGCGTTATTAAGTCGTTTGATCCTGACTCTGTAACCTGCGACGTAGAAATTTCAGTATTTGGCCTCCAGCCGGAACCTGTCGCGGGTGGAAACGCCGTTGACCGCCTGGACAGCGATAACGTCATTTATCCGCTGATCCTTGACGCTCCGGTTATTTTTCCGCGCGGTGGCGGCGTGACGCTGACTTTTCCCATTCAGTCGGGTGATGAATGCCTGGTAATCTTTTCCGATCGTTGTATCGATTTCTGGTGGCAGAACGGCAAGGTGCAAAACGGTTCGCGCGGGCGCATGCATGATTATTCTGATGCGTTTGTTATTCCCGGCCCTCAGTCGCAGGCGAAGAAAATCACCGGGATCAGCACCAGCGCCGCGCAGTTGCGCACCGATGATGGATCCGCGTTCGTGGAAGTGGCAGCAGGTGGGGATATCACTGCCACGACAACCGGCAGCATGACCATCAACGCGCCGGTAATCACCCTCAACGGCGATGTAACCATTAATGGAAACCTGTCTCAGGGTATGGGGGCCATCGGCGGCACCGCCACAATGCGCGGCCCAGTGAATGTAACTAATGACGTTATAGCAAACGGTATCAGCGTTAAAAACCACACGCATTCCGGCGTCCAGTCCGGCAGCGGCAACACAGGAAAACCCCAATGAACAATATCGATAACGTGAAATCTCAGAAAACCAGCACACCCGAGGAAAGTGCCGTTCGTACCTGGCAGGACGATTTAGCAAATCAGCCAGAGGTGGAGGGTATTGGCCCGCACGGTGAGCGTTCTGTCAGTGAAGAGGCACGTGTGCTGGATAATATGCGTACACGGATTGGCTGAAATCGCATAGCGGCTTCTCCACATAATCAATCAGTACGCAGATCGGTTCGCACAGCATGGCATGTTCTTTGTGCGTACCTCCTCCCGGAATCTGATTCCACCCGTACACAAACAATGCGAATTCGCAGTTACCTGCACATAACGAATTGCGAATTCGCAAAATGGCGGAGGGGCTTAATAATGCTGGCTTTAGCTCAACAGTACCGCAGCCATAGCTGCCATTGCGATGTTAAGGTTTGTTAAGGTTTTTTGCGCAGTAAATTGCGCACAGTGAGGCGTTAAATGAAAAAAACTCGCCAACAATCAAGATCGGGATGGGGTGGAAAGCGCAAAGGTGCTGGCGCACCCTTTGGCAACACGAACGCCGTCAAGCATGGTGAACGCAGCCGCCGGGCATTCTTTCCAGTCGAGGGAGAAGACGCGCTTTCTCCACTGGTACGAAATCGCACCCGTAACCTCATACTGGCTGAACGGTATGGACAGTTATTATTGACTCATCCAGAACCGGAATCGGAGGTATGGCGTGAGATGACGCTGATTCACGGGCTGATGGGGCTACACGCCGACAGGATCGCACGGCTTGAACTGAGTAATGCGCTGACTGCTTTAATGCGGGCAAAGCGGGAACTGCGAAGGGTCAAAACGCGCCGCATATGAGGTGAGTTGTATACTCGCTGGTGATGAAAATTCTGGACAGTCCTGGACGGATGGTGAGAAATGGCAGCATTAAAGCCGAATGTGAAAATATATATTGTTCAGTCCGTTGCCTGCTTTGATACCCCCTCTCAGGTGGTGGATGCCGTCCAGAAAGAATTTGGCTTAAAAGTCACCCGGCAACAGGTCGAATCTTACGACCCAACGAAGGCCAGCGGTAAAGACCTGTCTCGAAAATGGGTCGGTTTGTTCTACGCAACCCGCGAACGTTTCCAGTGCGAAACTGCCAGCATTCCGATAGCGAATAAAGCCTGGCGTCTGCGTGTGCTTGACCGCATGGCCACCAGCACAGAGATGATGAAAAACTACGGTATGACCGCGCAACTGCTAGAACAGGCGGCAAAGGAAATGGGTGGCACCTATACCAGCAAATTAAAGGTAGAGAGCACCGGGAAAGGCAGTGGGCCAGTACAGACGCAATCCACCAACCTGACCGCGGACGAAGCCGCCGAGCTCTACCGCAAGATGATGGACTGACAAATCATTGTGGCCGGAGATACTGACATGCTGAAACCTGATGTTATTGAGTCCGTCATTGCTGAAATGGCAACAAAGCAGGGCTATGCACTGAACGCGGCTGACATGCTGGAAATACGTTCACGGGTAGCCAGTACGCTCGCAGCGAAAGAACGACACCACCAGCGCATGACAGCGCCCGAATATCGATGGCGCAAGCCAGCGCCGCGCAGATAGAGAGTTATTAACTAAATTACCTTTATTCGCCTTTACATATTCGTACAACAAAAATCATCACAGGTCTCGCCAGTAAAGGGATATAGCAGTAACCATGCTGCCGAATGATAAAGCTACGATGCAAGTCGCTGGTTTCCAAACGTGAAGTTTCCAGACAGGTTTCCACCAAATTGCTGATTATCAGCCAAACGCACCGGATATATTGTGCGGTGGATAGTAAGCCATCACTCAGAGTCTTTAAATGGCATTTTACGATGGGCAATACCCGTGGTTATATGCGATTATTAACGGTAGTAGTCTGTTGTGGACGTCAAGTAACGATTGTTTGAAGTACGTCTACAACTACTGATTTTTAACGGAAAGCCAGAGTAAACTATGTCATTACTTGATTTCGCATCACACAACTCATTTGAGCAGGCCGTTTCTCCTTTTCGGGAGATGGCTGCTTACGAGGCCTTGTGGACGGAACAAGGCGCAACATTCAAAACGATTGCTGATAAGTTTCGTCATGCAGATGGCAACGTATTGCCTTCTGAGCTAGTGCCAAACAGCACGATTGAATCCTTCAAATTGAAACTGAAAAACATTCTCAATAAATACAACGTTGAGGATTTTGGCGTTAGAGTGCATGGTGCTGGTGAGTATCCGGAAAAGCTGCGCGATGCTCGACACCCTATCGAGGTTCTTTACTATCAGGGGTGGTGGGATTTGGTTAATACTCCCTCTGTCGCGGTTGTTGGTTCGCGTAAAGTATCTGTGGAAGGGGCCAGAAGAACAAAGAAACTTGTTAAGTGCCTCGTTAATGATGGATTCACGATTGTTTCAGGATTAGCAGAAGGTGTTGACACCCATGCGCATCAAACCGCTTTGGAAATGGGTGGTAATACTATTGCTGTCATAGGTACGCCGCTGTCGCATAACTATCCAAAGCAGAATATTGATTTGCAAAAAACGATAAGAGAAAACTACCTACTTATCAGCCAGGTACCATTTCAACGCTATCTTGATCAGGATTTTCGTAGCAATCGCATATTTTTCCCTGAGCGGAACGTAACTATGTCTGCTCTAACCGAAGCAACAATCATCGTGGAAGCTTCGGACACGTCAGGCACTCTTATCCAAGCAAGGGCGGCATTGGCCCAGGGGAGAAAATTATTCATTCTGGAGTCATGCTTCCAGAACCCTTCTATCTCATGGCCAGCTAAGTATGAGGCTCAGGGAGCTATCAGGGTTAGGGATTACGATGATATCCGTAGAAATCTGGATAGATTATGCGGCTAACTATAATCGACGAACTGACGCGTGGGCAGCATCATTATTTGGTTGAAGATGATCGCTGCTTTTTCTTTGGAGAATACACAGCCAGACAAGGTTACGCCTTTAGTGACACGAACAACCTTATTCACAATTTTAAGAAAGGAGTGGATAAGCGAGGAAGGCCTGAGTGGGCGTACAAAGAGGCCGCTATCAGGCGCGTTGCTAGGCTTATAAATTCCATAACAAATACTGACGTTTTAACTTTTGTGCCAGTGCCACCTTCGAAATGTACTGCTGATCCTGCATATGACGGACGACTTGTTGATGTGTTGAGAACTTGCCAGCAGTCAAATCAAAATTTCGATTTTAGAGAATTAGTTACTCAGCGAGTTTCAATGCCAGCATCTCATGCAGGCGCGAATCGGCCTACTCCTGACCAGATTGCACAGAACTATATCTTCAACCATGCAGAAGCAGCAGATTTAAGGAATAATATCGTTATCTTTGACGATGTTTTAACTGCTGGAAGCCACTATAAAGCTATGAAGACTACCATTCGGCAACATCTTCCAAATAAGGCGATTATTGGTGTATTCATCGCCCGTACAGCTAGAGAAGCTGAATGGCTTGATGACTTTGACTTATTGGATTAATAGCCATTGCATACTTTTAGTCTATCCGTTGCCATGTACTGTAAGTGCTTATATACCATACTTTGACTACGTTAGTTTGGCAGCGCGTTCAACTTAATGGGGCCCTTATAAAATTTTGCTAGATGGCATCGCGAACAATCTGTGATCAACCTCATTGAACGTATTAGGTGGAGTGTCCGTCTGACCACCAGTTAACACCTCGACCATTTCCATACGCTCTACCAGTAGCATTACTTTATTACCTGCCCATTCAAAGTTACACGGCTCAAAGTAGCTGAGAATTTCTTTTTACGGCTGGTCATTCTAATGGCTTGGTAGATTCCTTATTACGGGATAGAGGTACCCTAAAATAAGAGTGAAGGAGGAGAGCGATAACCATCAATGGCATTGAGTGAATAACAACCAGCTTATAGGAACAGAAAAACATATGGGGGTACTTTTGGGGGTATCTATAAAGATAAATAATAAAAATATTCATTAAAAACAATGGGTTTATGTATCATGTATTGTTCCTATTATCGCACCATCTTTTCTCGTAAAATCATCAGGTTACTATTGCAGAGTTTTGCTTTGTTTAACACTAATGTGCAATTTTGCGCGTTGTAGGTGTGGCAAAATTGTGGCAAGTCCAGTGAGATTGTTTGTGGCTCAATGCAAGGGTATGCTAACAGCACGTGTTACCTTTTAGCTCCCGCCTATCTTGCCTTTTGAGCAATATTTCTACTTCTTGTTACGGACGTTGTCAGGCCTGCACGGTTAGGTTGAAAGGATGTTACTACAACAACATACACAGGCATTCAAACGCGGTTAGTCGTCCATTTGGGAATTTGCATTGACTTGGGGCTTTGTTGAATAAATCGAACTTTTGCTGAGTTGAAGGATCAGATCACGCATCTTCCCGACAACGCAGACCGTT